CCCCTGATTATCCTCTGCCAGGCGTTGGATAGTCCGTGTCACATTGGACACGGACAATTTAACGTTTGGAAGGTCAGTCGAGTTATGGTTGACGTCCGCTAATTTAAATGGGAACGCGATGTACTTGTTCCCTTGAAAGGTGATATCCTCGGTGTTATACACGAGCCGTACGATATCGCCCTTGTATTCGATATCAAGGAGCATGAGCCATACACCTGTGGCGTCTATTTTGTTTTTCTCCAAGATAGAAGCTGTTGAAAGTGTTAACATGTTATGCCTCCTGTAACTTCACGGTACCAACCCATATGCCGTAGTCATTCGCTGCGAAATCTAACTGATCACTGAATCGTACCTTGATAGTTTCCTTCGTTTCAGGGTTCGTCCAGTCAAACACGGTCGAACAGTTGACCTCGTCGAAGAACGCCCTTAGCCGTAAGTACTCGGAGGTAGGCACCTTATAATTCACGTTGTATGACCGTAGGGCCTTAGTAGTCTTACGGCGACTGATAATCGTCATGTTCTCTACTTGGCCCTTATAAGTCATATCTGGTGTAGTTTCTTGAATTGGATATATTGGATATCTAATGTTTGGAAATGTTGCCATGATTAACCTGCGGCTGCTTTAATAGCGTCGCGCGCACCCCCTTTGTTATTCGTTACGGCTTTGACCATTACATCGATGATGTAATTATCGCCATCGAATCTCGAGCTTTGTTGCTCAGACTCAAGCGCCTGGCCAGATTGGTTGATGATATTAACAGTAACGTTATTCCCCTGATTACCACCTAGCATCTTACGAGTTTGGCTAGCATTATAGATGCGATGTGAAGAGTTGAACTGTAAGAGCTCTGGACCATTTTCACCAACCAGAGTCATCCCCGCAGGAGCGATACCACCGCTTGCAAACTTACCCATACTGTTGCCAGTAAATGCAGCGCGGAAGGAACCACCACCAGAGAATGAAGATACGTTCCCGCGTCCTATCCCAATATTTCCTATACCTCCAACCACGCCACCAAATAGGCTTTGTAGTTTAGGTTGTAGATATTGTTGGAAGGATAGGTTCACCATCATCTTGATAATGCTGTTAGTCATATCCTTGAATATACTAATGAGCCCCTTACTGAAGGACTTCGTACCTGTGGCCATAGCCTCGAGATTATTCGTCCATGCCGAGTTGATAGAACTCATCGTACTATCAAAAGTCGATTTAGCTAAATCAGCATAATTGGTAGTCTCTTGCTTATATTGACGTGCAGCTTCTTGTAGGCTTGTTTTAAGACTGCGACCTGCCATTTCCCATAACTTTTGCTGAGCTTCAACTAGGTTCTTCTCGATCTGTAAGCGTTGAGTAGCGCTTAATTGAGCTTCATTGAGTTCAGATTGAGCATAGGAGATATAAGATTTTAGCGACTCATCAAGTACCTTATCCGCATCCTCTTGAGATACACGGCCAAGCTTCACTAAGTTGGATTGCTTATCCACATCTTCGTTGAGTTGCGTGTATGCTAACTCACGAATCTTCTGGTTAGTTTCAGCAGTAAGCTTTAACTTCTCAGCATTAGCTTTCTTTTCAGCCAGTGTCTTATCACCAACTGCTTTTGTGTACTCACGAAGGTTATCGTCGATCTGAGCTTGTTGTGCATCAGATTCAGCCTTGATAAGTTGCAAGCGATCGCCTGTACGTTCAAGGTCTAACTTGACGATATCCTCGTTCATCTTACGAACGCGTATCTTTTGATTACGTTCAGCTTCAGCTAGGCTCTTTTGGTATACTTCCTCGTTCTTAGCCTTAGCCTCTGCAACTAAGTTTGAATCAGCAAGTGCTTTAGCATTAGCAATTTTAAGCGCGTCATTAGAAGCACCAGTAGGAGCGCTACCTCCATAAGCCTTAGCATATAGTGCTGTATCTACATAACCTGTTACGGCACCGAAGTCACCTTCAATAGAACTAGATTGAAGTACTTGACCAGGGCCATAACCACCAGGTCCGTGAGAGTTAGCCCCAGTATAGCCCCCATTCCCATCGGCAATGACTACATGGTTATCACCGAGTACCACTACACCATCGCCTGCTTTAGGAACGTATCCATCCCCTGGGTCGTGCCATGCGCCAACCGCTCTAGCATCACGCATAATATCTGGGACATATCTAGGAGTGCTAACCCCGAATGATGCTCTGATACTATCTGCGAACAACTTGCCACAATCCGTAGCCCAGTCACCTTCCGCGCCTAATACGTACTTCTTGCCTAATTGAGCGTTGGCTGCATCTAGTACACTTGATGCTTCGCCAGTACCACCGCCACCATTTAAGCCTGCAGCAGAACGAATGATATCACGAATATTTTTATTATTTGCTTCAAATTGGTTCTTAGCGTTTAGCTTATCAATTTCATATTGACTGCCGTCAATCTCTAAGGATTGAAGGGTTAGACTTCGAATCATATCGTTAAGACGTTCCACGGAGCTTGCTAATTTTTCGGCCGCCTGTTCTGCTTTCTTAGCTGCAGCTTCTTGGGCTTTCGCCGCTTTGCCGGCTTCCTCATTAGCCTTATTAATAGCTTCGTTGTTAGATAAGCCGTTCTTAGCGTTCTCGATTTCTTGATCTAGCTTGGCCTGTTCCTCTTCGGCTTTCTTCTTCGCCGCATCAGCCTCTTCCTTAGCTTTCATCGCAGCATCGATTTGAGCGCCTTCTTCCTTAGTGGCTAGGCGGTCATTCTTAATCAACCCGAAGAAGGAGCTATCCTCAACCCAGTACCGGCCATCGTGATTAGCCATGTAGGCTTCACTTGTGCCCTTATCGGAGTTAAGGTTCCTATGGGCCTTCAGACCGTTAACTTCAACACCTAGGTCAGTACCTTTGGTGCGTTCCTTATATCGGTAGTCAAGTAATGCTTTACCGGCCAACGCAATAGCACTAGCCAAAGCTACCCAAGGACCTGCCGCTGCTAGTGTAGCAAGTCTCATGAACTTCAAGGCAGTCGTTACGGACTGAATCACCGTAACCGCAATACCCGCCTCAAAACTAAATTTCACTACCCCTGAGATAGCTTCCTTTTGTTCGGTGGCCATACTGCTATAGGACTTCGTTAAGTCGATGGCCCATTGCGTGTAGACCATAATGACTGGCAATAACTCTTGGCCAATCATGATGGCCAAACGTTTGCCGGTCTGTTCCATGTCCTTTAATTGGCGATTAAACTGCGCCGATTTTTTGGCCGCTTCATCGTCAATGATAAGGCCCATGGCGCGTGCTCGGTCCTCGACTTGCTTCATTGCCTCTGCGGACATATTTAACATGCCGTGAAGTTGGTACCCAGTCTTACCGAATAATTCCATTTCAACGCGAGTTTTCTCAGCGCCATCCTTCATGCCTCTTAGACGTTCTTGGATAATTTGGAATACTTCAAGAGTGTTCTTCCCTTGAATCTGATCAATACTAATCCCTAACCGACTGAACATATCGGTCGCAAGTTTCCCCTCTGCGGAGGCTGTTTGCATTTTGTCTTGAGCGTTGGATACGGCCTTCGCAAACTTGGCAAACGCCGTAGTGCTTACGTCAGTAGCAACGCCCATATAATTGGCCACGGAGATAAAAGTACTAGCCTGTTCCGCGGTGGCACCGGTCAAGGACTGCATTTTCTTAACAGATAAATTCCAGTCGAGTGCCTCTTTGGCAAGCTTTGAACCTAGACCGGTGATACCTGCACCAGCTCCAATGGTCAACATTTCAGTTTTTAATTTCGCTAACTCGGCAACTGTACCCTTAGAGGCGGCTGCGATTTTCTCTAAACCGGCTTGCGTATTCTTATCGGTCAGTTGTACTACGATATCTACTACATTATTCGACATCCTTATTCATCGCCTCCATTTCTAGTCCCTCTAATATCCACATGAGGTTAAACAACATCGGACCCAGATTGATATTGTTCATTTCCGCTACTGTGCGAATAGCCGGATAATCGAATCCAGCTAACCCTCCTGTGTGATATATTCGTTGACTGCGTGACAGGGTATACAGTTTCATAGCCAATTTCGTGCCAAATAATAGGTGCGGAGGATTGTATTCACACTCCGAGCAGTCGAAGGACTGCCGGGTGGCGGATTGTAACTCCCTACACCCTTGGCAATACTTCGGACGGTCAGAGGACATCCACCCCCACACCTCTTTTAGTTTTTTTCCGTTTCGTCTTGTACCTGGAAGGTAGCTGTGATAACTTTGCCTGCAAAGTCCATAGCTTCCTTATCAGATACAGTATTAAGGTCCTCATCGCTGAGGCCGTATACGTCCATCAAGATGAAACGCATAATGTCACGGCTACGAATGATACCCGCTAATTGATCATCTTCTTCGACTGGACAATATACGAAGTCCAATCCTGCTTTTATCAATGATTCACGTTCAGACCATGTGAGTGCTCTTGCTTTTAATTCCTTACCTTGAATCTTCATAGTTACCTCCTATTAATACGATGCTTGCGTATTAGTTAATTCAAATAGAACAGCAGATGCTTCAGCATCATCGCCGTAGTATGCCTTGAATGGCATTTCGATGTTAACGCCTTTAGGGCCATCGATACCTGGAGAGTTACGTTCGTAAATCAATTCAGGTAATTTGATTACCAAGGAGTTATCGCCTTTAGTAAGCGTTAATTCTAAGCTAGATTCTGTACCGTTTACGGCTTTGTTCAATAGGTCCATATTTTGGAAGAACGCTTTCAATGTACCAGATACACCGACAATGCCTGTATCAATATAAGTACGGAACCCTTTTCCGCCGATAGCGTAAGAATCACCATCTAAGCCAAAGTCAATATTAAGGCTTAAGGACAATACGTTAGCGACTGTCACACCGCCTTCTTTGATTGTGGCTTCAAGATTTTCAAATGGAGTAAATGCAATTTGCGTAGGTGCTGTATCGAATGGCACTGCCGCCATTGTTTCCTTACAGCCCATTACGTCGATAGTGGCTGTTAACTCGGAGTCACCGCCGAAGTTAAGCGCCATTTTGTTCATACGCACACCGCTGAATTGTTGATACGTACTAATATCCTTATAGCCTTGTTCGAATGTAGCGGACGGCATATCCGGACCAATTTTGAACATATGCTTATGCGCAGAGCCTGCACCTGCTGTAGATGTTGGTGCGCCGAAGGCTAATTTCAACCAATAGCCGAAACCAATTACATCGACTGGAGGTGTAATACTGCCGGACGCATCGATGTTACCACGGCTAGGTGCCGCCGGATTACGAGTACCACGAATTACATTAGAATCATTTAGATTTTGACTTGCTTTTAGAGAGGAACTAATGATTGGCATAACCACGCCACCGGTGGACGGTGTAACGCCAAAGTCAGTTTCAAAAGCCATTGTTAATTTGGATTGTGCGCCTTGCGCACGTTTAGCTACTGCCATGTTATCCTCCTATTAATATTCAACGTGACCGCCTATTACGTGCGGTATTTCTATGGTGAATGTGGCTTTGCCTGGATACACAGGGCGCCACGATACATTATCCGTTTCATAGTCAATATTAATGACTGGATAATTAGGGTTGACGGCCATAATACATTCAATGAGTAACTGGCCAAGTTCGTCGGTTTCAAAAGCACCTGTATAGGTAATGACACGGCCATTACGCTCCGCTTCCTTCCGATATACACCCCATACGAGTTGGAGAGTGTACGAATAAGAATCAGCGAGCCCTTCAGACTTTGAGTCCATAAGGACAATAACACATGGGCAGTCCTCCTCAAGGGGAGCACCAACGTCGTCATACCCTACGTATATGGACAGGTCCTTACCATACTTCGCTTTACAGAACTCATTGATACGATCATTGTCTTTGATTGCCTCAACCCAACGATTCGCAATCACTGCGAGTGGAATTGTTTGCATAGCTACCTCACTTTGTATACTCGATTACTTGAGCCCCATGAAGTATTACCGAGTGCGTACTCCCCGATTTTCTTTTCAAGGAATGGTACGAGTTTAGGCTGAAGTGCATTACGCATCGGTCCGAAAGTTTCACGAGGTTTAATAACAAAAGAGGTTTTCCCTTTGGCTAACTGGAACCCATGCGCGAATAACTTCTTACGCATGTTTTCCGTGATTTCCTTGGTGTATCCTTTTTCAATCTGTTCCCCTAATTTCTTAGCGGAATTAGATAACCACCCAACTTTGACCGATTCAGACTTTGCGTCGTATTGATATCCTACGGCTCGGTACATCTTGCCAAGCGGAGTATACCCAACTGTGCCGGCTTTTACGCCACTTGCGATAAGTTCATCACGAGACTTATGTGTCCATCCCTCTCGGTCAGCTTTGCCTCCCTTTCGATATGCCCTTCGAACTTTAGCGCCGAATGCGGCTTCGAGTTGTGCCCGCATAGCCGGTGGCATGAAACTAGCATATTTCTTACCGGCTGGCGCTCCGGACTTAATGCCCTCCTTGATAGCCTTGGACATCATGAACCCCATCGACTTCATTGCCTTACGCATCCAATCGGGTTTCGTCTTAGCGATAAATTCAAGGTACGGCGTAGCACCATCATTAATGGTGATAGGCTCATTACTCATGGTCTCACCGTCCTTACGTTGGCCACGATTTCCAGGCAGTGCATCTTATCATCACTGTCTGAAATATGATCCACATACCACTTCTTGCCGTGGATGTATATTTCATCCTTGGTCTTTGGTAATGGTATGTCCTTGGTTCGTATCCATATCTTCGCTTTATCAGCTAAGCCAGTTACGAAGCCTGAACCCTTGCCATCGTACTCACCGATTTCCACGCTCGCCTTGATGGTCTTACCTTCATATGTGATTTTCTCACCAAATGCCCCCAGGAGGACGTTTTCATCGTATGTATACATATTTGTACCTCATAGGTTTAACGGGGGCATGTGGCCCCCGTTATCCTCATAATATAGCTATTGACTATGCGCCAACTTTGACAGCTTGCACTAGCATAACGGTAACTGTATCTTGTGTAGCAGTTTTAGGCGCTACTGCGATACCCAATGGTTTACCGCCTGTTTTAACAACTTTATCTGTCAAGAAGTTAACTACATCGCCGACTTCAAAAGTATCTGCCTTATTAGCTGTTACTTTGAATACGCCAGTTACTTTAATGGCGCCAACTTCACCGACTTTTAAATCTGTGATAGCTACACCATGAAGTGCACCAGCTTCTACGATATCACCGGCTTTGACTTCTGCGGTTGCAGTAATGTCAATGCGGTCAGTTTCTTGTACGAATTGTGTCATCATATATCGTTACCCCCTAATTATTTACCAGCGTTTTTGTATAGACCACGGAAGTCAAGTGCACGTACACCTACGTCCAATGCGACTTTATATTCGATGCCATCTACATCGAAACCTTGACGAGTTTCTAAGCGTGGAGCTTCTACGCCGTTCAAGAATGTAGTTTCGATTGTGTCGTGTTGAGTTGCATCAGCTACTAAGTACCATGCATCTGGATCAGTGATTTCAGCATCAGCGATAACAGTGAATCGACCTTTGTATGGATTAACCACACCGGAGTTAGCACCTGTTACGTCCGCAGTAGAGTTCATGAGTTGGTATGCTACCATTTCAAGTTCAGGTGGAACGATTAAGTATTTAGGTGTGATGTTAAGTGTAGCGGTACCTTGGATACCCTTTTGACGGCGCATAGCAGTTACTGCTTTAGCAATAGCTTTGACGGATAATTCTTCACCAGTGGATGCAACGTTACCATGTTTGCTATTAAACAATGCAACGCCATCGTCCATTACTACGTCGCCGGTCAATTGTGCGTACACCATTTTGTTCACCAAACGTTTAGCTGCGGAACCGAAACGAGTTGCGATAGCGGAGAACATACCAAGGTCATCGTTGATGATAGCTTGACGAGTTAAGCTGAACAATTTGCCGTAAGTAGCGACTTTAGTACGTGCGGAAGTTTCACCAAATGTCATAGCCTTAAATTGACTGCCTTCTGGAACTAATTCCAAGTCACCTGCTTCAGACAATGCTACGCGAGTAGCTTCTTTGAAGTCACGGTTAGAGCCTTTACCTGCCCATAATTGGTAAGTAGTTTCGGCTTCGTTAAAGCCGTTCATTACGGATTTATTTGCCAAGTTAGACATGATAGCAGGGAATGTGGATGTGGAGTTAATAGCTTCACGAGCCAATTCCAAATTATCGCCAAAGTTAGCACGAAGGCCTTCACGTTGCAATGCTTCACGTGCCAATTCAACTAAGGAATGTGCACGTAATTCGTTAGCCCCTGGTGCTGGTTCATCTACATGAATACCCGCCGCCATTAACACTGCGTCTTGTGCAGCTGCGCGGAATTTATCGGATTCGGATTCGCCCATTTTAACGGACACGCCCGCATTGCGTGCACGTAATTGGTCCATAACCATTTCACGTGCTTCGTCAACGGATTTGCCCAATACAATTGCTTCGTCTGCGCCTTCTACATCGAAGTCGCGGAACATAGCTGTAATTTCGGAAGTACGTTTACGTTCTTCTTCCATAGCTTTCGCCAATTGTTCCTTTGTGATACCGCCTTCAACTGGAGCGGATTTCACTTCTGGAGTTTCAGTCAATTTTTCTTTTTCATCCATACCTTTTTGTTCCTCCTGTGTGTCAATACTTGTATGAATTTGAATATCATCTGCACTGCGCCCTACGCCGACCGTAGGGTCTGCAGGTACGGATACAATGCTGATTTCTAAAGGTTCCCAATCGGTGATGACGTATGCTGGACCGGTGAACCGGCCATTCGTGGATGTCGTACTATCATCTTCGAGCACCTCATATCGGCTAATAGCGTATCCTACGCTAACACCTTGAAGTGTTCCGGATTGGACTTTCTTAAATATGGCGTCAGATTGTTCATCTTCGTCAAAGCGTACTAGCGCTTTACCTCGATTATCTTCAATCCACACCTTTTCGATGTGCCCCACGACCGCATCACGATCATGGTTAAATAGCACAGTGCCTAAGCCATCGTTAAATCTATCAAGGTTGATACATTCTTCATCATGGCAAAGGATTTCATCGCCGAACCAACGGCCATATGGCGTTTCGGAGGAGAAGGAAAGTTCTACCGTCCGATTGTCGGAGTCGACTTGTTCAATCGTAGATTCTCGGCAATAGTTACCCTGAACACTACGTTTTTCATTTTCGTCCATTGCTAGCCATCAGCTCCTTCCTGTAATTGGTGGACGTTATCGTCACTATCTGGGTCCATCAATGGTTGCAACTCGCTGGAATAATCTAGTAACACCCCAAGCTCCTTGGCTCTATCCTGTTCGAGTTTCCGTTGTTCAAGAACTTCTTCCCAATCACGCCCTGATGCTGCGCACACATCCTCAAGGGTTGTAAGGCCGGATTTGATAGCTTCCTTATTGGCGGACACTTCCTTAACTGGGTCTATCCATGACCAACCGGGCGCAAGCCAAGATACTTCCTGGTATTTGTCCTTATTCGCCAAGTAGTCAGATGGTAGTTCACCAGCTAGGTACAATGCGTCAATAAAGGCTTTCCAAATTGGCATGCAAAAGTGTGCGATAACAAATTCTTGCCATTGTCGGAAGGTCTTTTGATCCTCTAACAGATTTTGCCTTGCTGCTGAGAAGTTACCTGATATATTACGAGCTACGATATCCGCACTCATTCCTAGACCGGAGGATATTCTCCGTGTCTGAGTTGCCGAGTATTCACTCGCAGTTCCTGCATTACGTTTAGGGTCTGCAAACTCAATGGATTCACCAGGGCTAAGGTGTCTAACCATACCTGGTGCTAGTGTCATGTTAGGACGTCCCTTACTATCCCTTGGTAGCATCGCCGTTTGACGTGCTGAATTTTGAGACGTGATGAACGCGCTATAACATGCTGATACACGGGCGGCGATTAGGTCTGCGTCCATGTACTCATCAATATCGTGGATACGACGAAGGACTAAGGCCAGGTGGCTCATTCCTCGAAGCTGAGAGGTACGAGTCGGCTTGAATAATAAGAACGCCTGATTCGTAGTTAGCCGTAATGCGTCGAAACTGCGTAACCCCATTGGATCGCTTTGATATACGTGATACGCAACTGGTCTCCCATATTCGTTAACCTCCACGCCGTTGATAATGTTGTTCTTACCATGTTGTAGGCTAACCGCTCCGATGTTCTCCGCCTCAATCAATTGGATTGCTAGTGGCAAGTACTCACCTTGTGCGGTTTTGTTGACAAGGATTTCACCGTCATACAACATCCGCCGTAGCGCGATAGACTGCAGTTCGTAAAAGTTAGACATCCCCCGGACGTCCGCATTTTCAGCCTCCGTCCATTTTGCCCAAGCCTTTTCAATTTTGTTGTTAAGATTCGTATTTAACTTACCTTTACCGCTTCTTACCTTTGCCTGTGGCTTAATCCCAACGCCAATGACGTTACGGATCAGCGCTGTAACTACAGACTCAGCTAAGTCGCTGTTCATTTCAGCTGCACGAGCTCGACCTCGAATAAGGTCACGTGCACCGGTGGCCAACTGCTCGGCGGTACCATAAGCAGGTTGCCAGTCGCTACTCAATCGGTCCATTGACGCCGCATCATATTGGCGGATAGCCTCTCGCGCTGCGATACGATTAAGCGCCCTCTCAGGGCTAACCCAACCGATTACCTTATCTAAGATATTCATCGTCCACCCCATGTCACGTATGCATCACTTTGAAAGCCGTTCGCTTCCTCATGAACCCGTTGCATCAGCGTTTGTTCTCGTGCATATAGCACGGGAAGGTCAATCGCTTTGAACCGCTTACCGCCGATCTGTAATTCGGAGTATCCTTTTGTTTCAATATCCTCGATTACCTCACGGATACGGTCCAATTGTTCATTTACATCGCTCATGGTTCACCTCCTATCTAAACCAATGATTCGTATTCCCCATTCCTACACCGTAGTCGATATCCTCGGTAACAGGATTGGATTCTTCGTATTCTTCGGGTTCCGTTAAATACTTCACTCCTGCAATGTCTGCGACTGCAGCATTGTATGTACATGTATCAAGTAAATGGTTGACAGGATGGCCAGTAAGTGGTTTCCACTGTACTGTTACTGCCCCTGTTTTTACATTTCGATGTTCCTGCTTTTCCTCTGACCTTAGATGGTCTGAGTACTCTTGCGGACAATCTTTATATAAATGGATCGTGCCGTCTTCGTTTATTGGTCTTACCATTCTCGCGAATATGAAGTCTTTCCAATAATCTGTATTCAACACATATAGCTTTAATCCACCTACAACCCCTCTTTCTAAAGAAGTCATCGTGTATGGTGCTGTCATCGTAGTATGGTTTGAGGAGCCCTTAAGAGGGATACATACCTCTGGGAATCTTGAACAGAACTGATATACTTCGTCGGTTCTAAAGCCAGAGTCAATACCCGCTTTCATCACCTGCCGAGGCTCCCCATACTCTGATGGATACTCTCGATTAATGATGATTTCCTCTAAATCATCCCAAGTGCTTGCCTGTCCGTAATCAATTAGGTAAGACTTAACACCTGGGGCGTAGGCTCTTACTTCCCACCAGAAGTGGTCAAGCTGTACGTCTACGGAAGCGATAAGCAATACTGCTTTATCCGGCACAATACCGCACGGATATGTAGATTCCGTAAATTGCATATTCTGCGTACTCTTAGTTTTTGCGCTTCGCCAAGGCTCCGCTAGCCACGAATTAATGAAGTTCATTAATGAAGCAGGCGTACCTTTGGAATTCTTAAACTCATATGCAACGTCTCCGAACGTGACCCACGGCGAATATATCGACGATAAGTGATACGAAATTGAGCGGACTTTGCTTTGCGGTTTATTTGCCGCCCGCCATTCTCCATGTCTTAACATTTCCATTTTGTGCTTATCGTAAATATGTTCTCCGCAGTGTTCACATTCGTAATACGCTGTATCACGTATCATGTCCACATTATCGTTGTGTTCTTCTGGCCATTTTATCTGCTTAAACTTGAGGGTCTGCGACAATCCGCAATGTGGACACGGCACGTAATACTGCCTGCGCTCATTTGCATTCATGAGCGCCTGCCAAATATTACCCGACTCTACGGTAGGAGTGGATACCATTACTATTTTCTTGTCAACGAACGTTTTGGTACGTTCCTTTGCGAGTTTTATTGGATCAGCTTCCTTGCCTGAAAAGGCGGGGTATTTGTCTATTTCGTCAAAGAATAGATACTTGATTGACCGGCTTGATAAGCTACTTGGTGAGTTAGCCCCAACTAGTACCATATAGTTACCGTTGTTGAAATCCAGTTCTAGTAATTTACTATTCTCGTCAAAATTATCACTGATAGATTTAACCGATTTAATCATCGGCTGTACTCGCTTATCACTAGCAAATTTAGCAATAGCGTCTGTTGGGTATACCATCATGACAGGTGATTGCGTTTGATCTAATGCATACCCTATCATGTTGAGCTCTGTTTCAGTCTTACCAAGCTGTGCTCCGAAGCACAGTACAATCTGTTCAATTAAAGGGTCTGTGAATTTATCCATAGGCTCTTTTAAATATGGCGTTCGCTTGGTTCGCCACCTACCTGGCTCTGCGGATATATTTGTTAATACCCTGAAATTGTCGGCCCATTCTGATACAGTGTATCGTTCTGGTGGTTTAAACGCGTCGAGCTCTTCCGCGAACCAATTAACTCTTGGCTCTGCTTTTACCGGTTTTGACTTCCGGCGTGTACTCGCCTTTACGCGAGTAACTTTCGAGGTAGTCTTCGGCAACTTCGCTCACCACCCTTTCCACTGTCGCTCGTTCTTCTGGATCCGTGAACTCACTCCCTACTCGTTTACCGAGTTTAATGAGCGAGGACTTTAATTCTAAAATACGAGCAGACCATTCTTTCGCCACGTCTGCACGGGATACATACTCCCCATTTAACACGTCGAGCATTTTTTTCTCACGAGCAGCGCGAGACTCTTTATAGTCCGCCTCTGCAATCAGTTTTCGTGTGGCCGCTGATTGGTCTTTAGATTTATCCCCCTTAGCTTGGCCAAGGTATACAAGAACTTCGCGGAGATTCCACCAACCTGTTGCAGCTTTAGGCATGCCCGATTTGTGGTGTCTCGAAATAATTTCAGGAGTCACTCGTAAAAGGTCACAAAGCTGAGCACTTGATACGAGTAAATCGCCTGCGTTATTAAATTTCACACGTGGTTTTTCAATTGCCATCTCGTCCTCTCCTTTCTGTCCTTTGGTAATCTGCTTTCAACCGTGAAAAATCTCCTACACAGAGACAAATATCGCGCGGAGGCGACCACCGGCGATTTTCCGTCAAGGAAGTACCTTTTTATTTCAAAAATTTTAAAAATAATTTTAAATCAATTTAGGGTATTTCTTTTCTCGTTAAAGCTAACAAAAAGGACTACGCGGTTGTTCGTAGTCCTCAATGCTTCGCTTCATGTTTGGGCTACTGCCCAGGAGAGAAGTGTAAGTACATGAAAGGTATCACTATGAACTACCCTACAGTGCGTGGATACAGCGCTCGTTTCCGTATCCACACTCATAAGGTAGCACAAAGTGCAACTATCATTTCATATCATGTTTTAGAAATTTTCAAAAAGTTTGCAAAAAGACTTGACAGCCATCTTACGTATGCGGTAGACCTGGGGCTCGCTGTAATGCATCGCCTCAATGACGTCCTTCATGCCAAGGCCAAAGTAGTAGCGATACTCAAGGAATGTGCGCTCACAATCGCTCGGCACTTGATGGATGATAGCCCATAGCTCGTATCGTTCCCTTGATAATCGCCGTGACTCCTCAAGCAAATCACGATACGCCGTCTTAAGATTTAGCTGTTGCTCTTCGGTGATAGGGTACTCACTTCGTGCTTCTTGCTCCAGCCGTTGCAAGTGCGCCTCGACGTCGGTTAGTCTCCTGTGACTATCCATCAGCCTTTGCAGTTTACTTATACCAGGATGTGTCCCCTTACTCGTACGTTTACCCATACGTTCACATCCTATCAATACTATCCTGTGTCATATGTAATCCATCCCTTCTACAATCTTGTATAGCTCATCGACTTCATCCTCTATTGATTCCAATATATCGGTAGCTTCATCCCAACGCTCGTCATGATACCAAGGATATGAATACGTCTTATCGTCGAACTGGTCATTACCAGCTTCCTTATATTCGCGGATGACTTCTTCGCTTCGTACATATGCCATCTCGTACTGTTCCTCCAAGTAGTTAACATATCGAACAGTGATTATGTATAAATCATCCAGGTAATACCCGTGGTCGTGTAGCAGTTTTTCGAAACTAGCACTGGTATGCATAGCTACTCACCTGTAATCCAACTTAAGAACACACCTGCCTTCGCTAAGTCCTGAACTTCTTTCGCCGGATCCTTACGACCTGCTCGAAGGGAATACTTTAACGCGTTCCCCTTACACCATCCTTTGAACTCTTCTGGCGTCAATACAGCACGAATGACATCAACGCTCTCAACGGTTAGACCTGGCAAGGTGTAATGCTGTGGATGATGTACCGCATCGTTCATTGTATCTGTAGGCTTACCGTCAGCTACTGATACACCTGTTGAAGCCGTATCCGTTACTACTGGCTTAGGCTCAATATTGCCATACTGCTTAGCTTTATCCTCATCCGTTGCTACGGATACTGTTGGCTTTGCTTTAGGCTCAGTAGGTTTTGCCTTCACCTTTAACGTATATTCATGCTTCAAAGCCTCTCGACATTCCGGACAGTTGACAGCAGGTCGACCTTTACCAGTTTGTTCGAACTCCTTGCCACACACCTTACAAATAGTCATCTTAGGCGATGGCTCTGGTGTAGTAGGTGGCGCTTCTGTCTTTTTAGTGTCTTTTACTGTCTCCGTTCTGTCTTTGCCTTTAATGATACTCATGATATCGTTGAACCCTTCCTTACAGGTAGGACACTCTTGTTCGTTACCGGTAGCTTTAAATAAGCTACCACAGGTCTTACATATTCTGCTCATATTTTAACCCTCCCTCTTAGCACATCGTAAATAGTATTCGCGTTCATCCATAACCATGAAATCAGTCACGTGAAATACTCCTTGTATGCACTTGTCAAAGTTAACCATTCGTACCTCTTTGTCTCCATCAATCTTAAATGGATTGATATAAACCGGTTGCCACGGGGTTTTAGCCAATTCTTTCGATATCGTGGAGTATACTTGACGCCAAGTCGTCGCAGACATTCTAGCGCCATCATGGATAAGACCTACCACATTTACACACGAATCTGATATAGGCATAACTAGCCAACCTACAGGTCCATATATTCCGACAGGGTTCGTGTTTCCCTGCACATACGCTAATAGTTTCTTCATAGTGTTATCCTTTCACATATTTATCAATCCTAGCCTTCAATGATTGAAGGACATATTCTTGTGCTTCGTCTTTCTTCTCAAGGGCTTCCATCATATCCTCGTCCCGTGTGCCTACGGATATAAGGTGATGGATGATTACCTTTTCATTTTGCCCTTGACGGTGCAAACGCTTATTCGCTTGTTGATAAAGTTCTAGGCTCCAGTTAAGCCCGAACCATATCACATGATTACCGCCGTCTTGTAGGTTTAGCCCATATGCAGTTGATGCGGGATGTGCTAGTAGTACGTCAATCTTGCCGGCGTTCCAATCGAACTCTTCATCGGCGCCTTTTAATTCACGTACCCGCAGATCCGTTTTCGCTAGGGCCTCCTTCAACCTGGCACAATCATGTTTGAAGTTATAGAACACTAACGCGGGCTTGCCGTGTAGCTGTTCAATAAGCTCCATGAAGGCCTCTATCTTACAGTCATGGATTTCATGGACATTACGTTCATCATCATATACGGCACCGTTGGCCAACTGTTGAAGTTTATTGGATAATGCGGCCGCACTCATGGCGGTGATTTCCTCATCTGCTCCAAATACTTCAAGGACGGCATCACGTTCCATGCTCTCATAGGCTTTCTTCGCCTTAGCGTCTAAGACTACTGGCACTGTATCATACACAATCGGTGGAAGGTCTAAGTAATCGCTAGCTTTCATCGATATACATAATGGCGCTATCGCGGACATAATCGCATCGTTGGTATTGACCTTTGGCTTGTAGCTGTAGATCATATCACGACCTCGTTGGTCTGGGTCAAAATAATGTTCCCTAAATGCTGTGTATGTTTTACCTAATGTTTGGCCACGGTCTAACAAATAAACCTGGGCCCATAGGTCAATCAACCCATTCGGTGACGGTGTGCCGGTTAACAGCACCATACGGTTGATATGGTTATACATGTTCGATAAGTCCTTGAATCGTTTGGCACGATGTGATTTAAAGGAACTCGATTCATCGACTACCACCATATCAAACGGCCAGTCGTTCTTATAGTAGCTCACTAGCCAGGATACATTCTCACGATTGATGATGTAGATATCCGCCGGTGTGTTTAGCGCCTGTATGCGTTTCTTTAATGGGCCGAGTACGGTGGATATTCTAAGAATACCGACGCCGTCCCATTTGGCCGCTTCACGTTGCCAGGTGGCTTCCGCTACCTTCTTAGGAGCTATGATAAGTACCTTCTTAACCTGGAAGTAGTTGTACTTCAATTGGTAAATAGCGGATAGGGTTATGATGGTTTTTCCTAAACCATTCAACCCATATCCAAGAACAGTCCTATCTTTTGTTGCTTAATCACTCTTGAAATACAGTAATCTTGATAGGGATGTGGCTTGAATATCATACGGCATCACCTCCTCCTAATCCTTAACCGTGCATCCGTATTTTGCCTTTTGCATCTTATGACGAATCTTTCGCACGTTTGTCATGATATATGACTGTACGACGGTATCATCATGGTCCTTTGCCTTTTCGTATTTGCTCAGTACTTTGTACAAGCTATAGTCGGAACACATACCATGACAGCCAGGTGTACGCCTGGTACAGTTCTTACACGGAACTCTCGCCATGAATACCACCTTCATTCGTCAAGTAATCCTTAACGGCTTCAGGGCCGTAAAGGATGTAAACGGTCTGCAATAGGCTCAATAGTTTCTTGCACTGCACATCCTGTAGTTGGCTTAATCGACCTCGGGTCGTTTTAAGCTCCACGAATTGAACGGTACCGTCCGGCCATATCACAATCCGATCAGGCACTCCGACGTTGCCAGGCGATACGAACTTATAGGCCTTACCGCCCAACTCTCTAACACCCCGAACCAATTTCTGTTCGACTAGTTTTTCAAGCATCTATCACACCTCCGATTTTTCCATTCTCATTTAGAGGGGCAACAAAAACGACAGGGTTTTACACACATATGCGTATATACCCCATTTAACCCCTATTAACCCCTTAAACGTACTTAAATTTATATATTTTTACTATATATATATATAAATGTTGCGTTTTATATATATAAGTACTATAAACATAGATAAATACTAGGTTTGTTACCGCAACATTCTCCGCAACATTCCCGCAACATTGGGGCAACATTCTATTTTTTTGTCGCAACATTCTTTTTGAGAAAATCAACGATTGTTGCGGAATGTTGCGCCCATTTTTACATCATCCCTGGTATGATTTCAAAGCCTCGTTGGTCCCCATACGGACCATATTTTCTAACCTTGTCATACCTGATTAAGAATGGTATGTTATCTAAAATTTGATTAATTTCTCGGCTATCGGCTTTCTTCATCCAGGATAATTCCTTGTTAAAACATTCGCACCAAATTTCAGCCGCGCATATACGATCCCTTAGCACTAATTCTTGGCCGGGTACCGCATGCGTTGCGGATAATTGCATCCGTCTAGCACTAATCGATAGTGATTGCCAGTTCTCAGGTACTTTCTGTTTCAAGAACTCAGCTACTACACCTGCTTTAGCGTTTCCTTCCATATGGCTTTCACGCGCTAAATTTGCAAGGCGAAGCACTTCTTCATTATCTTCAATAATTAAGCTTTCACCTTGGCGGTATCTAGCTTTGGCCTCCGCCCACAGCTGATCCACTTCACCAGGTAAATTCTTAAATACGTTTTTCGTTGGTTTCTTTAAACCTAATTGAATCGGCCAGAATCGGCGGTTGCCGGTAATATCCTTTAAGAACTCGTGTTGGTTAGTGGAACCAAAGAATACGCATTGGCGTGGGTACTCTTCAGTACGGCGACCATACGCCCTACGGAATACGTCGACCTGGCGTGATAAGAATTGCTTTGACGCATTTTCTTCCGCCTTAGAGTATCCGGCCATTTCGCCGCCTTCAACTAACCAACTATTTTGGATGCTTTCTGCAGCTTCTTTACCATCAAAGGTGTTAAGCCCATCAGCGTACCAGTCCTTGCCCATTAATCGAATAAGAGATGATTTCCCTATCCCTTGGGCTCCGACTAATACCGGCATGGTGTCATACTTGCATCCAGGTTCGTAGGCACGTGCTACTGCAGCTACGAAGGCCTTACGACCTACCGCACGGGTATACACGTTATCCTCTGCCCCTAGGTAATCGATGAAGATCGTATCAAGCCGTGCTACGCCGTCCCAGGTGAGACTGTCTAAATAATCGGTTACTGGGTTAAATGCATTTTGTTTCGCTATCAGTAGAACGCTATCAAGGACCTTATCCTTGCCGGTGATATCGAAGCGGTTTTCTAAGTACCACTGGATACCACTATCATCGGTGTCAGTCCAAATACGTTTACCATGTTCCGATAGCGCCCAAGGTAGGGCGCCCATAGCCATATACCGACTACCGAACTTATCGTATGCGATACGGCCTTTGAGCGCCGGATCATGCGTTAATATCTTAAGGATATTATCACGTGTTTTCTTAAGCCCTTGATTCTCGTTATATTTGAGGTCAGCAGACTTCATCCATTCAGTCTCGAGCATAGCGTTGGCGTCAAGGTCAGTCACGTCCGTAGTATTAGAATTACTTATCGATTCTTGGAACACGTTCGTAGCTGACTCACGTGCACGTTCTTGCTGGATACTGATGGCCACCTCTGAGTCCTCAAAGGCTAGCTTACTCATCGCAAGGAACGATGGCATCTTATGCGGTGGTGTGCCGTCCTTGGCCGTCTCGTCGAGGTCATGGAACTTATGGAGACGAACCAGGTCGAACGCATTTACAAGTTGGCCACCGCATGGGTCCGTATTGTGATGAGAGTATAAAAACTTATCATCGTCATAGATTACAGCACCGCCTATGGTCGAGCCTTCGACATAGGTTAGGCGGTCGTTGGAGCCGTCAACGTAGGTGTACGCGTTAGGTAAGAACGTATCGATTGCCTCACGGATACCGTACTGCCGACAAAAGGCGCCTACGATACCATGCTTGGATAGCGGATCCTGTTGCTTCGTAAGTAGCTGCTTTACTCTAACTGAAGCCTCGGAACCTGGCACCTGTGGCCACGATGCTACGTCTCGCCAGTCTGTGTACTCAGCTAGGATGCCGTCAGCAGATAAGAACGGTTTATCGGCATATTGGAACACATACTGTGCATCACTTGAACATCCTGGCCAGTACATGAGCCTTGAAGCTTCGAACGTGGTCGAGTCCATCATACCGATACCGATTAAACTGGCCACCTTACGAGCGATAGGCTCGTACTCATCAGGCGTCATAGTGCGGTCGGTTGGGATGACTACACGTAACCGTGGACGGTGTGGCGTGTGTGAACGTGTACTGTACACGGCGTACGCCATGCCCAAGCTGTCCACTGTACGCACTACATTATCCGTTTGGCCAGGCTCAATAGCGTCAAGGTCAAGGGTGATAAGGTCACGACCGGTGACGTTAATCGCCTTACGTTGTAACCCGATTAAACTACCACCGACGAACCCGCCGATGTCCTTCAGCTTAGCTTGCGCTGATTTTGGAAGTTGATGATACTGTTCAACGGTCTCCGTAGTACGTTGCGGTGTCCGTAGCCGTTCGATGAACTCGGACCACATGAGCTCCGTTTGAATCCATTGCTTAGACGTGCGACTTTGGCCTACGCTAATTATTAGTTTTTTATCATTAATCATACGGCCGTCGCCCTTTCTAATCCTTCATATAATAGTCACTTGTGAATCCGGCCGCTGAGAGGTGTAATCCTTCCGCCCATGGAATTGGAGCCCCGAATATGGTGTTAACCTTATCAAGAGTTTCCTCCTTACCTTCGACCGGGATTTCCATAACCGCCTCATCGTGGATGTGCATGGTGATTGGATACCCTGCCATCGTCAATCGACGTAACGTTACAGCCAGGCAGTCACGAGCCACGGCTTGTGTGATGTTTTCGACTAACTTGCCACCATATGTGCTGTCATCCACCCAGGCGTTGTTGAACTGCGCCTTGAAATGGACGGCGTCCTTACCGAATTGGTTTTCCTTGATGTAAGCACCAGGGTAAAATAACTTCCGCCCACTCGGTAACTCTATCGTCATGTAACGATAGCCGTATATCGGATCAATTTCTAATCGAAATATAATACCGTGGTCAAGGCCCATAGGGTTGCCTGTGGTTACGGTGTACACCGCAGCGTTTTCGACTTGATACCATAAATCACGAATACGAGGTGACGCTTCCCGCCATAATCTGACAATGTCCGGAAGTTCCTCTTCTGCTAGCCCCATATCAAGTGCTCCCATAGCTTTTAATGCGTTGACACCACCTTGATAGCCAAGGGCAAGCTCTGCGACCTTCCCCTTTTGCCGTAGGTGTCCGTTTTCGCCGTGTTTCACGACCGGGACGCCAAACATCGAGGATGCCGAGGCGCAGTAGATATCACCATCATGGGCGAATACTTGTTGACGCCACTGCTCACCGCTTAGCCAGGCGATAACCCGTGCTTCAATAGCGGAGAAGTCAGCCACGCATAATGTCTTACCCTCTGGGGCGATAATAGCCGTACGGATTAATTGTGAGAGCGTATCAGCTACATCCCCATATAAGAGTTCGAGCCCTACACGATTACGATGTGTCACGAGGGAACGCGCGACATCAAGCGTTTCAATGTAGTTTCTTGGTAGGTTTTGGACCTGTATCAGCCGTCCGGCCCATCGTCCAGTACGATTGGCTCCGTAGAACTGTAACACGCCTCTGAGGCGATAATCTGAGCCCCAGGACTCTTCCATCTTGACGTACTTTGATACAGAGGATTTGGCCAGTTTCTTACGTAAGGCAAGTACACGTTTGGCCACTTGGTTAATATCACTCTTGAGAGCGCCGTCAACTGTATCCTTGGTAAGGTTTGGAAGATTAGCCCCTGTATTGGTGTTAATCCAATTGAGTAGGGCTTGCGTAGAATTAGGATTGGCCAAGCGCGTGATTTCCTGTGCTTCCTTTGTAAGAATATTGGTGTTTTCTTCATCAATACAAAGAGCCCCCATAACCAGGTCATGGTCGATAAGTACACCACGATTATTGATTTCAATATCGATGTACCAATCGTTCCAGGTCTCATCAGGTACAGGAAATGATGCAAGCCGTTTGTAACATTCCATTTCAGTGACTACATCTTGACGATTGTATTCGACATACGTTCGCCACTTTTCAGGCTCATGATGTGGCAGGTTACGAGTTCGACCGCCGTTAGATTTAGTCGGGTTACAAGGAATACTAAAATATCGGATTAAAGCCTTGCCGGCTTTATCCTTTAACTTATCTTGCGGTAGACCTAGGGCAACGCCTAACTTGGCAAGACCCATAGGATACCCTAAATAGGCTCCGTGTATCATCGTGCAGTGCCATTGACGTAATGGAGTAACATATCCGGCCTTGTTTAGACAGGTGATTTCAAACTGTGCATTGTAGGCATGTTTAATGACGTCCGGATTTTTGAGATCTGCAAGCACCTCATCAGGTATTGTTTCACCCTGTGCTAGATCCACAACTTCAACCTGTCCAAAGTCATACGCATACGCGAATAGGAGGATTGAAAAATCCTCCGCTTCGACATATTTGTAGACCCCCGCGCCTATATCGTTTGTCGAGAATGTTTCAATATCAATGTTGAGATGGCGCATAATGGCCACCCATTACATTGGAAGGCCAGTAACAGGGTTGATGGCTGGAACGGCTTCAGCACCACCGAATACATTTGCTGCGCTACCTTGAGGAGCTCCGAATACGGATGCAGCGGATGCAGGTTGGCCACCGCCAAGAGGTTCGCCGTCACGTACTTTTTGTACAGGGCCTAAACCGGCGGAGATACCAGAGGATTGATTGTTATAGAAATAGAAGTTAACCAATACGTTGGCATACATGCCAGAATATACTTGGCCAGGTTCAGTAAGTGGTTGACCTTGAAGGTCGACCACTTCAGGCTTGAACTTCATGGACTGAGAAGCGTTGAATACATAGTGGCCTTTACATTCAGGACCGTATTCTTTACCCCCTGGCGTGTAGCCATCGCCGTCGTGAATCGGTGTTTTAGGTTGCGCCGGAACTTTGGCGCCATGTTTCACACGAGCATCAGCAATTGCTGCTTCAATAGCTTGTGTAATTGCTTGAACTTGTGCTGTATCCGATTTAGGTACAAGGATCATAGCACTGTACTTCGCTTCGCTGAAATTGTTAGGATTAGTGTATGGTTCTAATAAGTGCACAAAGGATAAACGTACATTTTGTAAAAGAACTTCTGTTGGTTTGCATTGGAATGCCATAATTAGTTACCTCCATTGGTATTAAATACTTGCGCCGCACTAGGTTGGTTAATGATACGTGGACGCTTATCCGTATCAACTACAAGAGTAGGTTTGCCAGGGTTCTTAACGACCTGGTCTCCTACGAGCTCATTAAATTCTTTCTTACCGATAGCTTTTTCAATCTGTGCCAAGGTAAGAACCTTACGTTCATAGAGGATAGATTCATCTACCCCGCCATTGATAAGGGTTTGAATAGCGGTATCGCCATCTTGGAAGGCTCTGGAGCCTCTGCCCTCTACGGCTTTCCAACCTGGCACCTCCGCACCGGCTAAGGATTCAGATAAAGCGTATTCCTTGATGTCCTTGTACCAGGATTCGATGTCCTTGCCATGTTCCAGGTATGTACCTAGTTCTTCAAGACTAATCAGACGAGGGTCTTGGTTCGTGAATACATGCATCGCATCGAAATGCTCACATCGTGTTCGACATTGAGCCTTTGCTCTACAGAACCCACACCAGGCGCCAGCCTCAAATGTGTGACCTTCCATTTCGTAGGCCTCCTTAGCCTTTGGCGCGACTACCTCCTCACCCCATTTACGAAGGTCATCGGAGGACATTTCAAACTCTGAAATGTTGTTCACACGAGGCTGTATAATAGCCATTTTAATAATGCTGAACTTATACAATAGGCTATAATCATGCATCGCACCGAGGGCGTATAACATCATTTGAGGGTTATGATCCGCATCAACTACAACACCTTTACCGTGTTTATAGTCAATGATATGGAGCGTATCACCGGCTAAGATAATGCAGTCCGCCGTACCAAAGCCTTCAGGTACGTACTGGCTAAAGTCAACCCTCTTTTCGATGACTACTACGGGAGCGACCTTGTAACTTAGCATGATGGACTTGATATACTCAAGGTACACGTCTGTAGTTTCGTCCATCTCAGGTGCCCATAACTCGTGCTTTTTGATTTTGTTATACGCCCTGGTGTAGGTACCTTTGGCCATCGCGGTAGTGTATTTCTTAAGTTTCAATTCGCATAGTTCATGTGCGAGGGTTCCTTCCTTTGCATACTCTGACGTAGTATCAGGGAAGGTCGCCTCTAATCGAGGCGCCCCCGTACAATGTAGCCACCTATGGGAACTTGATGCGCTTAGTAGCGCATGGCTAGCCATTAGATTCGAGCCCCCATGTTGCGAAGGTCAACTACGAGATTAGGGAATTGATCCTTTGGAAGTTCAGGAAGGCTTGCCACTTTGTACTTTTGCATTAACCCAACGATTTCATTCGTACGGCCTGCATCCATTAAAGGTTGCAATGCCACTTGAATTTCTTCCAAGGTATATTCCTTAACCGGTGCTACAGGTACAGCCGGTGTAGTTGGCGCTTGCGTTGGTTCCGGAGTCGTTGGTACCGACACAGATGTCGGTACCACAGGCGCTACTGTAGTAGGCTGAGCGACTGGAGCCACCGGTGGAGCTTGGACTGTGGCGGGTACCACAGGAGCAGTGGGCGGTTCTTTCGTCATAGGTATATTACTGTAGCTGAGGAACAATTTAAGTTCTTCACAAAGGGATACATAGTTTTTTGCTTCAAAAGTGATTCTGATCATGTGTAAAATCCTTTCTAATTAATATTTAAATAACGCCGTGAAAGTGTAGCAGTAGGAGAACACAAATACCTATGATGATGAATAAGACTTGGCAAGCTCTAGTCACCCAGGTATCTATTTTATTAAGACGATTAGTAACAATCTTTTCCCGCTTAGCCTGTTCTCTTAGGGAGCTTCTAACATCCCACGGGCTAGGCGGAGGCGTAATAGGTTCCTTAGGCGAAATCAACTGCTCTATTGCAGTATCTTTCACTATCCGTTTTCTTCTATTCTTTCGGGCCATTTGCATCACCCCTAAGATAATTGTTCTTTGGGTTTTGTAAATCCCGGTTTATCAATAAATTCCATAACCGTACAGGTTACTGCCTTTGCAAACGCGTGCGGGTCTCGGCTGTAGTCGTGAGCGATAGCTACTACCGCACTAGCAAGAAGTGCGCCAAGCACCTTCTGGTCAGTTACTGTAGTTTTACATGCACAACGGCAGGAGCTGTAGTCTTTGCTCAAATCCATATTGATTGATAGTGTGTGAGTTTTAGGTTTATTCATAGTGACCTCCTAAATACGACGTTGCGCAGCAACTTCTTGTGTTAACTCGTCAACTAATCGTTCTAACTTACTGATACGGCTTTGCGCATCCTTAGCCTCAGCGATGTAATCAGACCCTTTACCTGTCTTAAATGCAAGATTAATGGTGTATTGATTTTCAGCACCTAATGTGGCCCCTACGCCAATCATCAATCGTTCGTTTGGTCGAATAAACGCTCCAAGGGCTACGGCGTTGCTGTTACGATAATGGCCGTAAGAAATTGCGTAGCTTACCTTATCGTTTCGGTTGAAATCCAAAGGATGGAGCCCGGCCAAAGCTGCGCTAGATGCACCTAAACGGTTGACGCGTTGGTCTGTTGCGTTAATGCGGTTGTTAATCTCACCGGCCATGTTGTATTGGCGGTTTTCTAAATTCGTGATTCGTGATTCATGGTTAGCTGATGCGCCTTGAAGTGTGCTGATGTCAGATGTATTAGTACGCACCTTTGCACCTAACGTGTTGATTTCATCGTAAGCTGCAAACAACTGGGAGCCGTTGACAGCATCCAAGCTGTCAGCTTCTACCCTGCCGGCAGAGACGTTCTGCAACTGTCTGTTATATTGAGCAACGCCACCTGCACCCGTGCGAGCTTTGGAGCCGAAGGATACAACTGCGCCTGGTTGTTCGCCGGCGAAGATGTGACGAGTGCCGTTAAGGTCTACGCCGTCAACCCCTACCGCATCATCGGTCACCGAGTTGGTGCCGATAGCAACGGCATTGGCACGATCTGCAATTGTATTATTACCGAATGCAACAGCGTCAGTAGCTAATGCTTTGGCGTGTGTGCCGAACACCAACGTGCCTTGGCCATTAGCTTCGGAATTAGAACCAAACACCAACTGTTCCTTTTGAGGGCCAATTTTGTTGTTGTAGCCTACTACGGCGGACTGGCCACCTGCTACTGTGCCATTATTAGCGCCAACCGCGACGGAGTTTTCACCTGTTACGTTGTTGGAACGACCAAAGGCCACGGAGCTTTCGCCTGATACGAACGCACCATTACCAATAGCGACGCTATCATAGGATGCCGTTCTAGCCTGGTTACCAATAGCGATGGTGTACTCCACTAGACTTTCTGCATGCGAGCCAAACGCAAAGGAGTTACGGCCGGATGCTTTTGCATCGTTACCTCCGGCGAAACCATTTTCGCCGGAAACCGTATTATTCGTACCAAAGGCTATGCCGTTTGGGGCAGATACTGTATTTTGGGTGCCCGCGATGAAGGCGGATGTAGCGTTTGTAGTTGTTGTATTATTCGTACCAATCACTAGGCTTGCATCACCATTAGCGGTGCCGTTAGGACCTAAGTTACTACCTTGTGCGTGTGCTTGTGCGAATACGTTAACCGCTAGCGCGGAGATTGCGAGCGCGGATACAATTTTCTTGTTCATAGTTGAATTACCTCGTATAATATAAGTGTCAAATTATTTTGATGTGGCCGTGTCAGTAGTTCCAGTACTGATGCGGTCATTTTCTTTTGGGCGTTTAAGAATATCAAAGTCAGAAGGACCGCCGATATCAACTTGTGCGTGTGCCCAGGTGTCATAGTCGAATCCAAATTTCTTAAGCTCGACTACGGCTTGCTTCCCTGAAGCGGAACGATCGATAATGCTATTCAATGCATTACGTGCGGACTTTAACTTACGAATCTCAATTTCGTAAGGTTTGGCCACTTCGAGGACTGCATGCCACTTTTGGCCCTTCTCGGAGTTAACATCGAGGTTGTCATACCACCATTCGTGGAGTGGTTTACACATACGTTTGATGAAGTTATCCGCATCAGGTACGAGCTTATTGGCTAGTGTGCCATAGCCCAGTTCTTCCAAACGTTGGGCGCCTTTCCGTGCTTCACGTAAGCCATTAATGACTTTGTGGAACGCTTCAGCAGCTGCTATACGCCCATCAGCTTTAAGGCTAATGTAGTGTGATTCGAGCGCTACGCTTTCCGCTTCTGTTTGCTCTAAGAGCCGAGCGTTGTACAGACTTCTAACAAAGGTCCGTACGTTGTTCTTTGTAGGGTTCTGCATAGGAACCTCCTTTCTGCTAAATTGCAAAATATACTACCATTGGGCTCCGTACCAATTGGCCATCATTGCCCATGTGAGGGAGACCTCACTTAATACTGGCTAAAGTCGAATAGCAATCCAATGTCGACGTTTAGATTGTCGGCTAAGATAACCGCCTTACTAAATGACATCGATTTATTGGTGCCCTTGAGATGGCTGTATAGGGTTGCATAGTGCATCCCGCACATCTCAGCGACGTCTTGAATGGATAAGCCCTTATCAGTGAGCACCTTACAGAATACTTCCGGTTTCATGCGGTAACCAAATCGATTGCCCCAGGTCTTTTGTTGAATCGAACACTGGTCGAATAAGAAGTCAATTCGTTGACCAAGTCCTTTGGCGACTAACCTGGCAGTGCATATTCGCACAGGTAGATGCTTAGATATTTTGACCAATGTAGTCGAGCTGACTCCAAGGGCATCGCCGAAACTACATAACCCGTATGGTGTGTTATCATAGATCAGTTTCTTAAGGTCGAAGCTGTTCTTTAACCGCATCATCGGGATGATTGGCTTCCATCTCATCGTTGTCTCCTTTTAAGCCGTCTGATTGTTTGACCTTGCTCGGCCACAATCCATAGGGCCACCCCTAAGGCGCATTGGACGAAATACTGAGTAAAGCCTATGCGGTCAATCTCGAGGCTACCAACGGAGCCCATGAGGATTAATCCGGCTACTAATTTAAGAAATGCATGCATGATTAAATGCCTCCTTGATGTATTCTTCACTTCTCCCTGTTCGAGCCAGGTATGTTTCAAATCCGAACCGGTCAATGACGAAGGTTCGTTTCTTGCCTTTGCCGTAACAATAGGCGAAGGCTTTGTAATGGTTATTAGCGATGCCCTCTCTAACCGCGGTAAGGGTTAGGCCTAAAACGCTAGCCATCTGCTTTACTGTGATAGTTGGATTCATAATACCTTTAACATGATTACAAAGTAGATAATCATAACGGTTAACGTTACAAAGGACAACAATCCAAGGATTCGGTTGAACCAGAGGTCAATCTTAGCGGTTCGATGAATCTGTTGGACGTGTAAATGCTCGATGATGATACGATCATCTTTTTCATTGTTCATAGTTACCTCCTATACAGGGTCAATGCCCCAAAAGTCATCTTCTTCAGATGAATCAACTTGTAAGTGTTCAAGAATTTTGGCGATTGTTCGAACCGATACCGGTCTACCATTACACGCCGTAAGGATTGTGCAGGGTGAAAGCCCGGTCATAGTGGCTAGCTCTGACCGAGATACACCGAGCTCCTTCATCCGATGAGCGAGTGAATCTTGGAACAGGTACGTTACACAAGATTTACGTTTGTTCATAGTGACTGCCTCCTTTTAGTTGCCTAATTAGGAACTTCTAAGTAAAAATAAAAAGTTGCCTAAATAGGAACCTTTAATGTAAAAAAAATACGTTCGCATCAAGGTCATAGGTTATACACAGCGTACGCATTTCCTGTAATGTGAAGTCTGTGTTGATGCGGTTAAGCTTCTTACTGAAAGTGTTTGGCTTAACCCCTATTACCTTTGCGGCTGCGGTATTAGAAATATCATTTTCTACCATAAAGCTTTTGAGCTTTCGATATGGAGAAATTGCTTTACGTGGTATCATATACCCTGCCCCCTTTCAATATAAAATTGTTATATCGGCCGTCCTCGAATGTTGCCGAGTTGCCTTATGAGTACATGATAGCACCGTCAAAAGTTCCTGTCAACAACATAATTGTGATTTCTCGTAAATTTTAATTGCCTATTGAGGAACATCTGAAGTATAATATAGGTAGGAAGAGGGTTTAAGTGAGGAAAGGTGAATTTTAAAAATGACTACAAATCTAAATATAAACTCAAGGCTTAAAGAAGATCAATTAAAATTTAAGATAGGGCAACGTCTAAAAGAACTACGTACGGCACAAGGATTAACTATTGACGCGCTCAGGGAAAAACTTTCCCTGGAAGTTCAAAAGGCGGGGCTTGATGTTAAAGGCGACGGCGTATCCAAGAGCATGATATCACGTTGGGAGAATGGCAAGAGCCAACCATCCGCTCCTTATATTCGGGCATATGCTACTTTATTTAATGTTGATATGAACTATATTTTAGGGAAGGATTTACACCGCGAAGCAGTCCGGGTAAAGTCCTCAAAAGCACAGACCCAAATTGACTTCATTCATGATTTGTATCGATATATCAAAACTGCATTTTCATTGACAGACGATATCGAAATTAAAAGACTACGAAATAATGCAGCTCATGGGCTGATTGAAGAACACAAGGAGTATCTACCATCTATATTGTCTGAAGATGATTCATTCTACCTTGAAGCAAATAAAAATTCATTTGAGGAGCTTATGGTAACTACATTAAGAGAATCCCTTCCGCTTGCTACAAAGCCAATGATTGATAGATATAGAGAAATAGGTGCCATTATATCTCATTTAATGGAGGATACCGATACTTTTATCCGTTTCTTCCTAACAATTGGCCAACTACAGAGCCGAGGTAAACTTGATTCATTTTTAAAATTTACTATTGATCAATTTTATGAACCAACAAAAGATATTAAAGAGTTTGAATTATCAAGAGACTTTATCAAATATCTAAAATACATTAATGACTGCCAAAAGACTGAGGTGGAAAATCATGAAGATTAAATCAATTATTGCTATTCCTATTATTCTTATAATCGCCATAGGTCTCGCCCTATTCGCTCTATGGCCTAAGCCATCCATCGAGTTTAGAAATGAGTCCGTGCTCGGCCATACTGTAACCAGTGTAGTCCTTGAGGACTGGACACTTACTTCTGCCCAGGGCGGAGAGAACTCCACCCTCACCTTCCCTAATGGGAAGTCCGTCCAAGCACACTGGCAACTCGTGCAGACCGTACCACCTGCGCACCGATTCGATATATTCCCTGAATCGTTTTTCTACCACACCATATATGTGGCACCGGTTCAGCCGGAACTCGTCGATTACATCAATGCGAATAAACCTACAGTTACCTACTACCTAAACGGAGAGGCTAAACAGATTCAATTTAAATAAAGTAAAGCCCCTATCCGATACTGCTCAGATAGGGGCTTAGTTATAGGAGGATATGAGATTATGGCCATGAAACGTGCCAACGGAACAGGATCCGTTTATAAAATGAAACATAAGCCGTTACGCAAACCATACCGTGCCGTAGTAACTACTGGCTACGACGAGAAGGGTAAATGTAAGCGTAAAACGATTGGCTATTATGCGAAGTCAAAAGAAGCCTGGGACGCCTTATCAGAGTATGGCATTTACCCGGAAAAGTTCGAAACAAAAAAGGTATTATTCAGTGAATGCTGGCGGTGGATGATAGCGGACAAAGAACGTAAAGGAATCGATACGAAAAAAGGGGGCTATTCGACCGCACAAGCGAAGTTAACATCGATTTGGAATAAACCTATACAAGAGCTTAAACTCGTCCATCTGCAAGCGATAATCGACGAAAATAGCCATTTAAGTCGGTCGTCTATTGGTCTGATTGTCAAAGGTTTGAACGGTGCCTTTGAAGCAGCTATCAAGAATGATGTGATTATCAAGAATTATGCAGCGCTCCTTGAATTGAAACCGGCGGAGAAATCAAACATCCATAAGCCTTTCACAGAAGAAGAGATTCAAACAATTTGGAATCACTCCGATGAGGATATTGCGAAACTCTTATTAATGTATATCTACTCCGGTATGCGCCCTATTGAACTACTATCCATTAAGCTGGAAAACGTCCACCTGGATGAACGATATGTCATAGGTGGAGTTAAAACGAAAGCCGGCAAGGACAGAATCATACCTATTGCAGATTGTGTTATGCCTTTTTACCGCGAAATTCACGCCCAGGCGGTCGCTTCTAAGTCTGATACACTTATCCCTCAAGGGTACACGTCAAAGTACCTAGGAAAGCCAATAAAACGATTTTGTAAAGAGGTCGGTATATCTGACCACTTACCACACGATACTAGACATACGTTTGTAACCTTGGCCAGTAATTATGGAATGGATCGTTACGTGCTAAAAGCTATCGTTGGTCACACTCAAAGTAAAGATATTACTGCTGATGTATATACCCATAAAACGATTGAGCAGTACATCGAAGAAGTAAATAAAATACCGTCATCATTTAGTTAAAGGTTGTGCAACGGTTGAGCAACGCACACAAATTTTAACTATTTTTAAAAGAAAAAGCACAGTACCTATAAGCATAAGTACTGTGCTTTGTGCATTCGTAGAACTGTATGTATTATTTGGAGTACAATTCTGACATTATTACAAAACCGCTTATTTACTACGTCTATAGAAATTTTAATTTTAAAAAGTTGAGTAACAGTTGAGTAACGCTTGAAATTTTAGAGTGATTTTAAGCGCTTATATAATATATACTATTATATAAATTATTTCAAGTTATAATCAAAATAGCCTACTAACTTAGAAAAACTTTTTTCTAAGTTAGTAGGCTTTTATGTTTTGAACAGAATATACTTCCAGGAGTCCACCTGCTCCTGCTCAGGAGATATATAGACCACCTCTCAGTCATCGACGAATTGCACCTGCTAGTCCAAATACACCGCTTACCACGGCCCATGTATCACGTTGCCGTTTAAGGCGCTGTTCTGTTCGTTTGTTGCGTTTGATTTCCGCTTTCAATTCGTCTAATGATGCCGAGGCTTCGTTCAATTTCGCTTCTTGCGTTGTCAAGAGATTGGAGGCTTTCGTTAATTCTTGCCCCTGTTTCTCGTTGATTGCTTTGAGCGTGTTCAATTCCTTCGTCCGTTCTTCGTTGATAATCTTCAATTCTGTTAATGCTGTTCCCTGCGTCGCGGTTAAGCTGTTGGCTTGCTGCAACGCTTTCTCGGAGCTGTTGATTGAGTTTTCTGCTTTCATCAAGCGCCCTTTGAGTTCGTTCCAACTGCTCACGGGTACGCTGATAGTCGGCTCTTGTGTCGAGGTACCCTCCGATGAGGCTGCATGCGAAACCGATGAGAAGAACGCTAAGCACACCACAAATAACGCGCTTAAAAGTAAACGCAGATACAATTTTGTTCTTGATAGTTTCATACATAATTACTCCTTCCTAAATATTACTACCCCACTGGGCGCCCCACCATCGAGCGGTGCCACGTAACCAGTCGCCACCACTCCATCGTTCATCACCTGCATGAACCACTAAGAGGTCCCATCGGTCAACGTTGGAGTCCGGGCCGTATGTATTATTAGGGTACCCAGTCGGATCTAAATAATAGAGGTCTAGGCCGTCCTTATTATCGGCCGCCTCGGCGTGGGTCATTTGATGTTGTAGGTCAAGTGGTACACCTGCATTAATAGCGAGCACGGCCATAATTTGTGCCATAGTGGTTAATTGTGCTGTTGTAGGTGGCTCACTACCTAGATTATTTTCACTGACCGCATCCCAACACGCTTCAATAGCTATGCCTACGGCGTTACTATTCCGCATATAGGTGTGTTCCTTATAATCGGTTAAGGCCTCCATATCGGTCCACATCATGCCTGCTCTGTCGATGTTGATATGGTAATCCGCAAAGTGTTTACCACCCTTGACCCCTGTCCAATGCAGATAGGCCTTTTCAATTTGACCATATGCATCTAGCGCTAAGGACTGTAACTCGTCCATTGTAATTTGTCGAAACATTTATTTTCCCCTCTCGTCATGGTTAACATCATCTGCTAATTGTTGTATGCCAGGTCTGTTCGTAGGCAACGTATTAGGCTCCTCTAACTTATCTGGGATACCGTTATGGTTCTTATCGATGAACATGCCACAAAGCCCTACAATTGACATAAGTACCGACGGCACGAATATGTGGTCAATGATAAGAATACCCTTATCGATAAGTTGATTAGCTTCGGGCGATACATAGCCCTTAATCGTTGATAGAACATACTGGGCAACTACGAGTATCATCGGTACTAGCATGACGAGGACTAGCGCCCTCGTTGCTAATACACCAGTTGGCCGTATGCCAGCTATTCGGATGGACTGATAGGACCGCTTGATGCGGTTAATGATAGCTAACTTATCCATTGCCCCTCCATGCTCTGATAATATCTAACACGCCCTGGAATACCTTTCCAAAGTCGATAAGGTCATCTTCTACCATTTCGCGTAAGTTCTCAATAATTGACCAACCTTCTGAGAAGAACGGGAATAGCATGAACATAAAGGATATGATATGGTCGATGAAAAGGTCCGTATTTGGAATAGGGATATTCGGTAGCGATTCAAATACTACCGATAAGACCATCCAAGCTGGGTACTGAACGCATAATTTCGTCAGTAAATCGGATCGTAAGCGTTCACTCATTAGGTACCGACGTTTGAGCCCTGTAGTCGCATCTACATAATTTCCCTTTCCCCATCCATACCATGCGAGCGTTGTAAGTAATGTAATAGGTGTATTGTTCCTGTGATTATCCTTGTTGTACCTAAGCACCTCCGCCGTAATGCGTTGCGCTGCGTCAATGAATAACAGTATCGTCGTTAATATGATAATAACTCCCATACTGACAATATGCTCATGTGACACACCGCTAATCAGCATTAGAATAATGTCGTTCAATATATCCATTCACTCCCCCTAAGTGTAATAGTTAAGCAGGTCGAACACATGCAAGCAAGGCTTTCATAGCGAACGAATCCGTCAGCATTCGCCATGCCTCGCATAAAAAATCTGTTATTACTTGCATGTGTTCTCCATTGTAGTTTGATTAATTACTTGCAAACATATCTATGAGTTGATTCATCGAACACAATCTCTTTGTTTTGGATTAATTGCACCGGGAACGCCCCATATAAAGGCGTGCCAATTTTAGGCACTATCTGATATGTGCTACTATCCATTAATGACAATAACTTAACCGTGTTTATTGTTTTAATGAAAATAGGCTGATTGTCATTAGTCTTGACTAAGCTAGAATAGTATTCCGTAAAGTTGGGCCTATCCAAATATAGATATTTCGTATTAGAAGATGAGATGTAAATTTTATCTATATCTGTTAGATTTAGGTTGCCGTAGAAGTATACTAAATCGCTAGTTTGCGTATCATCTATGTTCGAAATATCTATATACAGATCTCGCCCATACAATTTGTATACGGCTTTACTAAGTTCAAACTGTTTATCCGGCTCGCCCAACACCTCTGCTCGATTGCCTTTGATTGTATGCTCTGACACTTTCGCACCCGTGAAATTGTGATAGGTAAGTTTGATATCATCTTCACCTAATGGCGGAATAGTAACGTTACAAGCCCCAGTACTGTCTAGCGTAAAAGGTGTATCGTTACCGACCACCTTAACGCCGTAATGTGGCTCACCTGTTACTGATATCACTTGTTGACCTTGAATTACACTTGGAATAGTCAAAGGTTTAAACTCTGTTCTAGGGAAGGGCTTGCCCATATTACCGATTAAGGCGGTAAGTACATCATCAACGCTGGTACTTTCGCACCATACGTTACCTTGTAGTAATAACTGACGAGCATTGTCAGCCGTAGCGTTTGCTCCGTCCTCCCCTTTAGGACCTTTTAAGGACTCTAATTGCTCGGGCGTAAAATCTTCATATTGGAATGGGTCACCCTTTGGGCCGGGGTTACCTTGAGGACCTTGTAAGCTATCAAGCCATTCCTGTTCAGTACCTCGGAACCCATGAGCTACTGCAATAGCATAGGCGCTTTTACCTAAGCCCTCGATAAGTGGCAATGTAGTTTCCTTATCGAGTTTTAAAATTATTTCGTTTTCCATACCTAGTACCTCCTTACTCGTGCATTGAAATATCTGGAACGATGGTGACTGTCCCCTGCCCAAGCTTTATCCATTCCTGATCATTGTAGATAAATGCATCGTATAGGTAATCGCCACCCTTTAAATGGGCCTTAACGGAGTCCTTTCCGCTGATGAAGAACCCTACCTGATTAGACTGTACCACAGGTGTTAACTCTAATTTCATATCATCATAGGGCCGTTTACGAATTTTGCACACGGCCTCATATTGACTTAGGTCCATATCGGAGCCAGGTGGTACGACGTAGGTCATACTGAAGTCCTGACCCGCGTATAATGTGATATCTTGTTCTACCATATAGACCTCCTCAGATTTCCATTTCGTCGGTTGAAGGAACGTTCTCAGTCCCATCTAGTTCGCAGATTAATACCTGTGTAGTTTTGACAGATTGAGGGTCTAGCGGTGTACCTACTTCCCCCCTATAATTGGTATCAATTATCACGCTATCGCCGTTCCAGTTGATATAGTGCTGAGCATACCCGCCTGTGGGGGTGAGAATATCTAAGATAGGATATACATAACACATACCAGGTTTCTTAATTCCCTGGAATTTAATGGTACCCATTTCATAGTCGACCTTACTAAGAAGCGTATCGCTGTTAAATTCCTTACGGATAATCTGAGCAATGCGAAGAGTCGGTAAGTTGCTGTTATACATAGGTACGCCGTATTTATCGAATACCTCTAGCCCTGAAGTACCTGTTTTAGGCATCCGGCTAGAGTATACATAGATTTCAATAGAATCGGTAATCTTACGAATGTCCTCAACGCGATCACATTCAAATGTCACCTGTAAGTAATTTGTCCAGTGGTCGATTCTATCCGGGTGTCTTTGATTACGAATTTCTGTAAGGCGCACATGCCGTAGAGGAGCGCTACAGGATAATGCATACGCATAATACTCATCTGGCTTTCTTAACCGAATCGGGATATATACGGCGGCTGTATAATCACCGTTATAGGAATTAATATACCCAATGCCGTCACCCTTATATAAATAATCAGAATCCGATTCTACCCGCCTGTCGTGAATAGGTAAGTTCTTTAAATTAATCCGATACTTTAGATATAAGCATGATTCACTATCATTAATTGTCAAAATATCGTCTGCATTTTTGATTTCAAAATAGTTCATATCACATCACCCCGTATATCAATGCAATTTTACATGGTCTTCCTTTATACTGCTCTGCGGAAGAGCGAAGCTTCCATGAGATGGTACCGTCAGTTACTATGAGGTCATATAAATGTGTAAAGTTCATAATATTGACATCATTATCATCTGTGTATGCGTTAAAGAAATACCAAATATGTTGCCCGTTGGCTAGTTTTAACGTTGCACTACCGCTAGATTCAATAGTGTCAAATCGTTTCACCCCTACGATTCGTGTTAATCGGTCCGTGATTGAAATAATTTCCGTTCCCTTCTTATCAAATACTTGTATTCCAGCTGGCACAGTATCACCTTTCTTTCTAAATAACGAAGTCAGCTTTTCTTTTAACCATTTAATTAATCGTCCCATAGGCCTAACCTCACTCTTAGTACATTGTTATCATCGAATACTTGAATTAAGTTATCGCTAATTTCAACCCTTGCGCCACTCGTTTTAGTTCGCAAGGTGCCAATCGTTGCGGTGATAGCGTCAAGGCTATCAACCTTTAACTTATTGGCTGTAACGCTATCCGCTTGGAGTTTATCACTGCTAATGGATAACGCCTGTATCTTATCAGCGCTTACCGAGTTAGCTTGGAGCATGCCCTCGGTAATAATGTTATTATCGAACAGTGCTTGGCCTGTTACGTGTAATAGCTTGCCATCTATTCGAGTACCTTCAGGGGATAAGTTAATCCGGCTAACAATCTGAGCGCCGTCAAGACTATTCATAGCATCGGTCACTCTAAGGTCAATACCATTGGATAACGTAGTAATTTGTCCGGATAGGTTCCGATTAAGGTCTGTTACCTTTTGAGTAATGCCTCTATCCAATTGAGCGATTTTAGATTCAAACCCATTAATGGAGGTTTTCATCGTTCCGACTTCGGAACTCATAGCTTGGATGGTATCGTCCATTGCTTTTAGCCCTAATGCTTCCGCATCAAGAAGGCTCTTATCAACTCTATCCTTAATAGTGACCGACTTTTCGGTTACTAAACTGCTGCCGAACACATCGACATATTCGCACCGCACACGATATACACCAGCCTTGTTAGAGTACGTGAGCATACTCGACGTAGTCTCTAAATCGTCTGTACGCTCGTCGCCGATAATGTGGCAACGGATAACGTAGGCCTGTGGTGGCTTCGCCCCAAAGTACAGGCTGAATCCTCCGAGTTGGTCTTTCACCTCAAACGTAGGCGCCTCTAACTGTGGCAAGTTATACGAATATGTTGCCGGCGTAGAGTACTTACCTAGCGTACTTCGTGCGTACAAGTACACGGTTCCACTTCGGTTCGTAAGTGGTAAGTTAGCGGATGTACCTTTCACCTTCGCAAGGAGTGCGTTGGTATCCTTGCCAGGGTCATTATCCGTGCGAAGTTCGTAGTAGTCTACGTCAGCGTTAAGAACATCGTTCCATGATGCGGTGGCGTGGTCCTTGAAGGATACAGTAAAGTTCTTAGGCATGTCCGGTACTTCGTCCATGGCCTTAACTACTACGTCAACTACCTGAGCGGTATCTGCGCGATTACCGAACCTATCCACGGCTACGGCCTTAACCTCATACTCTTCACCAGGGCCTAACGCCTTGATGATGACCTGGCTGTTACTGCTACCCGCATACTGCCAATCTTGACCTGTGACGGCTTGACCATTCTTAGATTTCAGTTTGTACCACACCTCAGCACTATCGAAGTTACCAGGGTTAGCAGGTGGTTCGAACATCACTTGAAGGTCATAGTACACGCTCTTATCAGCGGTTAGGTTGTAGCGACTAATAACGTGTAGGTTCTGCACATCGCCAGGCGCTTGTATCTTAGGAATTACGATTTCCTTGGTAACCCCTGTAGTGAGTTGCCCTAAATCGTTAATCGCTTGCACTCTAACCTCGTAGGTAGCGCCTAATAGTACATCGGATATCTCCGTGCTATTAGGTGATGCGGGGAAATTCCCTACATATTTCCAGGTATCGCTTTTAGCGTTCCGATAGTTAACCACCACGTTGGTTATCTTGCCATCACGAGGCAGTTGCCAACGGACTGCTATCCGTGAGTACATAATGCCGTTAGCTCCGTATACATCACTCACAAGGCCGATATCCTCGATATCGCTACCAACCTCCGACTTATAGTCGATAGTTGGTACAACCCCATCATCACTCGTATACACCTCTGGATAGTATTCCATGCACTGTATCTTACGCGTAAGGTCAGTACCGCCCTCTGTGATAGCTAGCACCCTGAAGGGTTTAGCTGCTTTGGTTAACTCACCAAAGGCGTACACGCTGCTAGGCTCGACTGTAATTGATTCCTTAACCGTTACGTTACGGCCAATCACGCTGAGTACTGTGAGCGTAGTCACCGCATCCGTGGCGCTATTACGAATCAGTAGTTGGTACTGCTTACCAGGTAATGTCGATACGTCCTTATCAAGGGTGATCGTGCTACCTGTAACAGCCACTACTCGACCACCTTCGCCCCATTCAGGTACGTCATGTTGGATAAGGATAATATCCCCTATCGTACATGCGATGGCGTCGGTGAAAGCTTCGATAGTAACAGTACGCACCTCGTACTTATTGCATCGTAGGTAGTGCTTACCATGTTTGAACGCCTGGTCAAGGCTAGTACACCCCATGAGCTCTATTTGAGCAGGATTGGTAAGTGTATCCGATTCGTCGTATGTATCGCCGTAAACAGGGATAACATCGCGTTCGTAGTCTTTATCCTTATTAAGGAAGGAGATTTCCACGGAGTTAGCTCGGCTTTGGATACCTTGGAACTCTTCGGAGAAACTGCCTTGCTTAATGTTGGCCACAGTAAATAGTTGTACCGGTGTTGACTTATAATCGCTGACACAGGTGAACCTAGTCCCCTGTGGAATGACTTTACCTCGGCCAACGTTTTCCGGATACTTTAACGCATCCCATAACCGACTAGCACTATCGTATATATAGTTGAAGGTGAACCCATTCTTATCACAATTACTTGCCCAGGCCTTGAATGCATCGTAGTCCATACGTCCATGAGGCTGACCAAACACGACGTACTCATCGCCGAACTTGCGAGCCATATGGAGTAGATCATACGCCGCCCATGCCGGATTATCGGCACGCTGCACCTCGTACTTTTGTTGGTACGGGTTGAACACATACACGGCGGAGCGTTCCTGTATCCAGGATACTTCTGGGTCTGAACCATTAAGCTGAGACGTGGCCAAGGCTTTAATACCAATTAACGCTTTGCCCGGATGCACGAAGTCATCGTATATAATCTGAGTTAACTGGTTCCAGTACACCTTATTGCTGTATCGGATTGAGTTACCGTCCTTACTGGAGCAACGAACACGAACTTCATACTGCGCCTTATCGAGGTTATCGAATCGGTACACACGATAGAAGGCGGTGTTCGTAGCCTCGGTAACTTTGCCCTTATAGTCCGCCTCTGCGATTTCCGCATTAGACTTTTGACGTGTAAAGGACCATCCGTCACCGGACTTCTTAACAAAAGCTTGCATGCCTTTTTGATTGGAAAGCGGTAATTTATGCCACTCTTCGTTTTCACCTACCTTACGAATTTCCGCATCAAGCGTAACAGACGTAGCATCCATACCACCTGTATCGTTGGAATAATACAGCCCGTTAGGGAAGCTGATAGTTAACTCAATAGCGTTGCACGCGTCACCTTGTACACGTTGCGTACTCCATCCGGTTTTTAATTCGTAGTTGAGTACCTGGTCCGCGTAGTTATCGTTGAAGTTAGGAATAACGGTTTGATCATTGGTACCTAGTCGGATATCAACTTGCACATCCTGGTAGTTACTGATTGGGTTGGCGTTGATGCGGATATCCTCAATTTTGGATAGCTCACCTTCACCGGCACAGTATAAGAGGTTAAGGTACTGCTTTTCGCCGTCGCTGATAATGTGACGAGATAAGAGGAGCCCTGCGCTCTTCATACGGCCATACGTAACGGCCAATGGGTAGCCTTGACCAGTTACAGTCTTAGCACCGCCCCAGCCATATGTATTAGCCTGGGCTGAGTCCGTATGAGACCGGTCAGCCTTTGGTTGGGTTAACTTATTGACGAGCATATTGCCAATCATACCAATGGCCATGGAGAGTACTGTACGCCAAATTAGACTTTGGATACCGAAGATGGCGCCACTGGCGATACCACCGGTTGCAATACTAAGGCCAATAGATAAAATAATTCCAAAGAACTTACCGTCAATCTGTGGCATGGCCACGATATAATCGCCATCGCTTACGATGGTATCCAACGTTGCCTCTTGCCCATTAATGGAGTATACCCAGTCGCCATCTTGCTTAGCATAAAAGCTCAATGGCATATTCGCCTTATAGGGGCGATATTGTGTTTCATGCTGATCCGGTTTAAACGGATTTCTTACAAGCACTACATTAATCATCGGCTACTCCTTTCTGTCATAAATATGTTTAAGCCTAGGAATGTATTTCGAGATATGTTCGATACATACACCGCTTGGCTTAGTTGCGTGAATGAACCTTCCATCGCCTAAATACACGCCTACATGGTCGAGTTCCTTACCTTTAAGGGAGAATACTAGGACACTGCCCTCCGTAGGTTCCTTGACCTCTTGCCACTCATCCATAGGGATATTGGTGTAGTTTGGAAGTGTAACACCATTACGGCGATATACCTCGGCCACTACGTCCCAACATTTGAGCTCCTCGAATGGAGCGCCAATCATATCCGTCATATCACTTGTTAGATGCATACAGCCCCCCCTGTGGAATCGTTGGCTCGCCACCGAATCGAACGCTATTCCCTAGTGCTCTACATCGTGACAAAGTCTTATTACACTCAGTCTCATCGCCTTTGTATCCGCATTGAACGCCTTTAAACTTGAAAGGGCAAAAGTCTTTCATGATGCGGACCAATGGGAACCGCCGTGTGAAACTGAAATCCGTACCTAGCGTAAACTCCATCCATTCTGCATTAGCGACAGAGCCGGTAATAACGAAGTATTCCTCTACCTCGCACACGTTTGGCACATTTGTATTTATTACACGGACAATGACATTTGCCCCCGTGAACCCCTGATTATCCTCTGCCAGGCGTTGGATAGTCCGTGTCACATTGGACACGGACAATTTAACGTTTGGGAGGTCAGTCGGGGTT